GGGCAATGGCTAAAGATAAATTTGGAGATCGTAACGGCATACGCGTGGGCGGGTGCGGTATGGATATGGGCTTTCATTTAGTATATACATTATCAAGAGCGCTTTTTGATGATGGATATTATGTAAAACATGAGTGGTTATAATATGAAATCAATTAATCTTATTGAGTTCGTATTAATAACCTTTTTAAAACTATTTGCGCTTATTATATTTCTTTTCCCGTTGTCTATTGCTATGGGTGGAATAATTAGCGCGATATCTAACATAATAGGAGCATAAATATGAAAAAGAAACACGATATATATGGCGCGAATGGATCTTGGGCAGATATTCATGGAGGAATAGAGAAACATAAAGACGGCGGTTTTGTAATGTTTGCCACTATACAAGATGATATTACATTCGGTATTAAATATATTGGTTATAGTTTTAAAGAAGCGCGGGAAAGATTTAAAAAGGCGCTTCAAAAAGAAACAGATAGCTATTTTATAGGAGAATAAAAAAATGATATTAGAAATATATTTCTTTGCTTTTCTTTTTGTTTTCGGGCTTTTCCTTTATGGAATGGCGGTATATTTAAAGACAATAAATGAAAATGAAATGAGCTTTTGCAGATACATTTTGTATGTACCTTTGATTTGTATAATGCTTGTTGTTATAGCTAGATATTAGGAGGTTAAAATAATGTATAAAAAACTAGATAAAATATTAAACAAATTTTATAAAATATATGGCTATTCACCAATTCCAAAAGAATATATTATTAAATTAATAAATAGGGGAATTGAGTATGATGATATATTCGTTATTGGTGTAAATGCTCATAGTGGTTATAAAAATGTTGTAAAAAACAAATATTATTTATTTAATTAAATTCATAGAAAGGTAAACAATATAAAGGCGGGTTAATCCCGCCTTTTTTTGTGCCTAAATTTTAGTACGATATCTATGTTAGATTGGATAGGGCTAGATTGAATAGGGCTTCCCTGCCCATGCGCGTTATATGAAAACTAAACCCTTTTATTGCCTTGAAAGTTTTTGCCTGTTGGTTGTTTGTTGCTGATTATGTATCTCATGCCACGAATAATATAGACTTTTCTCTTGCCGTTGTACCCTTTGCCTATTCGCTTCATTCGTTTGCCCGTTTTATTATAGACAATACCTGCGCCATTGAATGTGTCAGTTTGACTGTGGCAATTTGGACATAACATTCTAAGGTTTTCCCGCCTGTTGTCGCTTGGATTACCATTAATGTGATCTAATTGAATGGACAAAATCTCACCTGCCCAAATAGGTTTTATGTCGTGTAAAGCACATTTCGGATTTTCACAACCTCTAACATCACTATCCCAATATGTTTTTTTGTAGTGTGTTTTTAGTGTGTTGTGAGAAACTATACTATCCTTTGAGAAAATGTCTTTATGTGTATAATATCTGCCTACACTATTTCTTCTATAGGTTTGTATAAATGGAAACTTTATCTCATTTAATAGAATAACCTTTTCATCATTCATTCTTTGTGTTCCTGTATCGTAAGAATATTCTGTTCTCCACATTGACCTTTGTCTAATTATCCAATCAGCGAGACTTTGTATTGTCTTGAAACCATAAGTTTCTACTAACTCTGGCTCTATACCCATGTTGTAATTACTTTTTTTGTGTGCATATTTTATGTCAGATGTACCATACTTTTCGTATATATCTCTCAGCAAATTGTATCGTTTAAACCACCTGTTTCTATGCCATGTTGTTTGTGCCATTAGTACACCTCTTTATAAGCATCATGTTTAACTTCAAGCACTACTTCACCTCTCGCATAACCCATGTCATATTCTCGATCAACAGAAATCATAACTTCTTTTATTACATCTGTCAGATCGTGAGGTTTGCCTTTAAACACTATTTCTTTGTTTACTTTTGGCTTTTTATACTTCACTCTTTTTTTAGCTTTCTTATCCCAATAATCTTGCTCCGTATGAACTTTGGTTATTGTTAGATAGTTTACATATATAGTCATAATCACCTCTCATATTTATTATGTTATATCGTATATTTTATACTAATTTAATCTTCTTTCAATATATTTTTGTGCAAAAAAGTCTTTATCGCCCTGTGTGAATACTAGATCAGGCATACCATGCTTTCTCCTGACCTGTTGTATTTCATGGCAATACTCGTACCATTCTTCGTTGATTTCATCTTGATGTTCTTGTAAAAAAGCACTCACGATCTTCCCCCATTTGCCCACCTCGTTGCGATTTCATCTATAACCATGTCAATGTTAGGTACCATCTCTTTAATCCCCTCGTCCTCACATAAAGTTAAGAACTCATCAACAGTCTTACTTGTTATCTCATCGACTGCACTCTCATATCTTTCTTCTATTATTCTTTCTTCATTTACACTCATTATTATCCTCCTCATTGTCTTCAAAATCATCTGGATTTTTAACACACTCATCCCATCTTGATGTCTGTTCAATCATGTGAGTTTCACCCTCTCCATCATTAAATTTATCTAATGCCTGTTCATAACTCTCAGCATAAACTGTTACTTCTTCAGTCATATCGCAATGGTTATGCCAGATATATTCTTTTAGTTTTGGTTTATTTTGTGTTTTCATTTTTTCCTCTCTTTTGTTAAATATTCTGTCAAAGTTTTCGTTAAACTTATCTTGATTTACCTTTCTGTAACGATCAC